ACAGTTGGCAATATTCGTCAAGGTGTATCAGATTTAGCCTCCAATTTTAAATCAGGGCGGCAGGCAGGACAAGGAGTAATGGGTCCAGCTGGTCAACCAGACAACAGTAAACTTGGACAGACTCCGCCTGGTCAAGACAGTAGTAAAATGACACAACTCCCAGGCCCTAAAATTATTTCAGGACAAGCAGGTATACCAAACACAGATCCATCTAAAATGGTAAAACGTCAGCAGAAACCACAAGGTAGCAACTCATCTGGATTTAAGGAAGACGCATTGACTTCTATGTTAAAAATTGCAGGGCTTAGATAAAACGGTAAAAATAAATCAAAAAATATCATTATTTCTCTTGCAAGACTAAATAAAAACGCATACAATACACCGTATGCGTTTTTTGTTTTAGTGGGTACTAGAACAAACTAAAGGCAAATATAGGCTAACAATAGGAGATAATCATGGCAACTTTAGCTGAAATTCGTGCAAAACTTAAAGAGCAAGAAACCCGCAGCGGCGGCGAATCAAAAGGCGGAGACAATTCAATTTATCCGTTCTGGAACTTAAAAGAAGGTTCCGAATCCACAGTACGTTTCCTTCCAGACGGTAATTCAGATAATACATTCTTCTGGGTAGAACGTGCAATGATCAAACTTCCTTTCGCAGGAATTAAAGGTCAAACAGAAAGCAAACAGGTCACAGTAAATGTTCCATGTATGGAAATGTACGGTGAAGCTTGTCCGATACTTAATGAAGTACGTGGGTGGTTTAAAGATCCAAGTCTCGAAGATCAAGGTCGTAAATACTGGAAAAAACGCAGTTATATTTTCCAAGGCTTTGTTGTTGAAGATGGTTTAAAGGAAACTGAACATCCAGAGAATCCAATTCGTAGATTTATTATTGGACCTCAGATATTCCAACTTATTCGCGGTGCATTGCTGGATCCAGAAATGGATGATCTACCAACTGATCCTATTAATGGTGTTGATTTTAAATTAATCAAGACTAGTAAAGGAGGTTATGCAGATTATAGCACCAGTAAGTGGAGTCGTCGTAGTCGTCCACTTGATGACAAAGAAGTCTCAGCTTTAGAAACACACGGCTTGTTTGCACTTAAAGATTACTTGCCAAAGAAGCCTACAGAAGTAGAACTTAAAGTAATCAAAGAAATGTTTGAGGCCAGTGTCGATGGCGAACCGTTTGATATGGAACGCTGGGGTCAATATTTCAAACCAGCAGGAATGAGTCAATCAACAGGAGACCCTGTTGCTAAAATATCAGCGCCTGCTAACCCACAAACTAGTCCAGACTTAGAAGACGATTTTGAAGAACCAACTACGACATCGTCACCTAAAAAAGATGCGACTCCTCCTACCAGTGGAGGATCTAGCAAGGCAGAAGATATCCTTGCAATGATTCGCAATCGTCAAAAATAATAGGCATTGATTAGAGAGTATGTATCTCGTACTCTCTAATTTTTTATAGGAAAAATATATGGCAAAAGCATTCGATTTAACAAAATTTCGTAAGACATTAACTAAAAGTATTGACGGGTTGGGTGTAGGATTCAACGATCCTACAGATTGGGTTTCAACAGGAAATTATGCATTGAACTATCTTATTAGCGGAGACTTTAACAAAGGCGTTCCGCTGGGCAAAGTTACTGTATTTGCAGGAGAAAGTGGCGCTGGCAAAAGTTACATTTGTTCGGGTAATTTAGTTAGACACGCACAAGAGCAAGGCATATATGTGATTTTAATCGATAGTGAAAATGCACTTGATGAAGATTGGTTAAAGGCACTTGGCGTAGATACTAGCGAAGAAAAACTTCTTAAACTTAATATGGCTATGATTGACGATGTAGCAAAAACTATAAATGAGTTTATGAAGGAATATAGAACAATGGAGGATCGTCCAAAAGTCTTGTTTGTAATTGACAGTCTTGGAATGTTGTTAACACCTACAGATGTTAATCAATTTGAAGCAGGAGATTTAAAAGGTGATATGGGCAGAAAACCTAAGGCGCTCACGGCGCTGGTTCGTAATTGTGTTAATATGTTTGGTAGTGCTAATGTTGGTCTTATCGCTACAAATCACACATATGCTAGTCAAGATATGTTCGATCCTGACGACAAGATTTCAGGAGGACAAGGATTCATTTACGCAAGTTCTATTGTGGTTGCCATGAAAAAGTTGAAACTAAAAGAGGACGAAGATGGCAATAAAATCAGTGAAGTACGAGGAATTCGTGCAGCTTGTAAAGTAATGAAAACACGATACGCAAAACCTTTTGAAAGTGTACAAGTAAAAATTCCTTATGAAACAGGTATGAATCCTTACAGCGGATTAGTAGATCTATCTGAAGCCAAAGGGTATCTTAAAAAAGATGGTAATCGACTTTCATTTACAACAAATGATGGAGAAATACTTAAATATTATCGAAAAGAATGGGAACGTAACGAAGAAAACTGCTTAGATAAATTAATGGTAGATTTTGATAAAATAAAAGTAACTATATCAGAGGAGTTAGTTGAACATGAATGAAAATCAGATTGCAGATATTTGGATGCTGTTTAAAGAATATTTAGATAAAAAAACAATAGAATTAGCAGCCGAACGATATGTGGATTTGTTAGCAGATAACGGTATTAGTGATAAAGTACTTCACTCAGCTATTGGTTTCGATGAAGCATTAGACGAAGCTATTGAGTATTACTTAGATGAAGATTCAGAAGACCACGACGATGAAGATTCAGAAGACGACTGGGACGATTACGAAAATTAATTATGTCCTGGTATTCAAAAATAAGTAAAGATATATCTTATATTCCAGATGCCGTAGTGTATTATGAAGCCGAATTGGAGGCAGCAAGGAATGATAGCCGTATCGCGGGTAATATTGAAAAGGCAGCTGCTAATATGCCAGGCATCGTGGAATTAAGATATAGTCAACTACAAGAAATTGAAGCAGTATTAGAATATCTTAATATTGAACTTCGAAGACTAAAAAGTCAACATTTTCGCAAATATTTAGAAAACTATCAACGAGCATTAAGCTCTCGAGATTGCGAAAAATATGTCGAAGGTGAGTCAGATGTGGTTGATTTTGAAAAGATAATCAATGAGTTTGCCTTACTTAGAAATAAATGGTTAGGCATCACCAAAGCACTAGATATTAAACAATGGCAGTTATCTAACATAATCAAACTTCGAGTAGCCGGAATGGAAGACGCTAGTCTTTGACCCAATATAAATATCAGCATGAAAAAAATCGTGTTGATAACAGGTGGATTTGATCCGATCCATTCTGGACATATATCTTACATTCAAGAAGCCAGTAAACTAGGAGATTTACTAGTTATTGGTGTAAATTCCGATCAATGGTTAGCTCGTAAAAAAGGTAAATGTTTTATGCCTTTAATGGAACGTGCTAATATTTTGCGTAATATTAAAGGGGTCGATTTTGTCATCGATTTTGATGATAACGACAATACAGCTAACCATGCTATATGGATGGTCAGACAAAGTTATCCTCAAGATCATATTATTTTTGCTAACGGTGGCGATCGCACAGCATTAAATATTCCAGAAATGGATATCACAGACAATCACCTAGAGTTTGCCTTTGGTGTCGGCGGATCTGATAAGAAAAATTCTAGTTCATGGATATTAGAAGAATGGAAATATCCTACAACACAGAGGCCTTGGGGATATTATCGAATATTGCATGAAAACAATACAGAAGTTAAAGTAAAAGAACTTACTGTAAATCCCGGACAATCGTTGTCTATGCAAAAGCATCAAGATAGATCAGAACATTGGTTTATTGTCGAAGGTACAGCGGAAGTATATACTATAAATCGCAAAAGCGATCACGAATTTGTAGGAACCTTTCATAAGCATCAATCATTACATATTAAAAAAGAAGAATGGCACCAATTATGTAATCCGTCGTCTACTCCTTTAAAAATAGTAGAAATACAGTATGGAACTAATTGTGTAGAAGAGGACATAGAAAGAAAATGAAAGTATATGTTGGGTACGATTCTAGAGAAGATATTGCCTATGAAATTTGTAAATATTCTATTCATAGAAGAAGTTCGGGTGTACAAGTCGAACCTTTAGATCAGCAAGAACTTAGAGAACAAAAAATCTATACAAGGGAAGTAGATCCATTAAGTTCAACGGAATTTACTTTTACAAGATTTTTAGTTCCTTATCTTTCCGAATATAAAGGATGGTCCATATTTTGTGATTGTGATTTTTTGTTTTTAGAAGATATAACTAAATTATTTGAAGTTGCTTGGAGAAAGGAAAATCAGCAATATGCTGTAATGTGTGTTCATCACGAATATAATCCAACAAATTCTACCAAGATGGATAATCAAACACAACATTTATATCCTAGAAAAAATTGGAGCTCGTTGATTTTGTTTAACTGTCAACATCCTTCGAATCAACTACTAACTCCAGAACTAGTTAACAGTCAAACTGGAGCATTCTTACATAGATTTCAATGGCTTAAAGATGAAGAGATAGGTACAATCAACCATGAATGGAACTGGTTAGTAAATTGGTACCACGAACCTAAAGACGGTTCGCCTAAAGCTATTCATTATACTGAAGGCGGTCCTTGGTTTCCTAATTATCTTAATTGCGAATACGGTGCTACATGGCTTCAAGAAAAATATGAATATTTAAAACATACTGCACCAGCTCCTCTACTAAGCCCGTACGAATCTGTTCCAGATGAAATTAAAAATATTTTTGACAGTATATTGAAATATAGGGTGGACCCATCCGGAAGTTATTATAATATTACTACAAAAAGCATAGTAGAACAAATTAAAAATTTAACAGTAGATTCTATAATTTCTGTTAATTCAGACAGTAACGAAGTAAAATATTTGGAGAAAGGACATATGTACGACCCTATTTTACAAAATTTTGTATTAGGAGCTGGAGGTCAAATTAGTACTTGGGACATCGCTGAGCCTAAATCTCAACCTGTACTTTTAAGAGGAATTACTAAACGTAAACAAATGAAAAGCTGTCAAGAAATTGGAAGAGATTTCTATTATATAGATACAGGATATTTTGGAAACGGTCGTAAAAAATTATATCATAGGGTTACAAAAAACTCCATGCAAAATATAGGACCTGTGTTAGATAGACCAGCAGACAGATTCGAAGCCACCGGAATGAGCTTAACAAAGTTTAGAAGAGGATCTAGTATTCTTCTTTGTCCGCCTAGTGCTAAGGCGATGGCATTTTATGAATTAGATTTAGACGAATGGTTGACTACTACTATTAACACTATAAAACAGTATACTGATAGGCCGATAATAACAAGAATCAAAAAAGGTCGTGCAGAAAGAGTAACTACTGACACAATGGAAATGGCGTTATCTCGTGATGTGCATTGTTTAGTGACTTTTAACAGTATAGCTGCTACAGAAGCATTATTGTTAGGAAAACCTGCATTTACTTTAGGACCAAATGCTGCACAAAGCCTTTGCCTGTCAGATTTGTCAAAAATTGAAACACCTTACATACCAACACTCGATGAAGTGCATCACTGGGCATGTCATTTAGCATACGCACAATTTACCGTAGACGAAATGCGATCAGGATTAGCTTGGAGAATTGTAAGTGAAACATGATGTCATAGTTTATAAAAGTAGTGTGTTAAATTTAAACAAGCACCCAAGAAAAGAAAGTTGTTTACAAAGTTTTGCAGATGGTGCAAAATTATTAGGAGCTAATGTTCATGTTGAAAATTCTTATAAGTATACTCCTAGTAAGTTAGCAGTTATTCTTGGATGGGTCACACAAGACAAAACTACTCCTAATGTTCTTTTACGACAACAGATTGTAGAAGAACAAAAAAAGATAGGCAGTCGAACTATGTGTATTGATGCAGGTTGTTGGAAATATGCAGATCTAGAAAATAGGTTTTTAAGATATAGTTTAGACGGACCGTTTTATGATCAAGCAGAATATGCTAATAAACACAGCGATTCTAAACCATGGAAAAGAATTAGTAAATCATTGCAAATAGATATTAAACCTTGGAGAACAAAAGGTAGGCATATTTTAATTTGTATGCAAAGGGATGGAGGATTTAGTATGAAAAATCTAGATCCTATGGTATGGTTAGATCAAAAAATAAAAGAAATACGTCAATACACAGACAGACCTATAATAATTAGGCCTCATCCAGGAAAACCTCA